AAACCAACCATTTCCACATTCTATTCCCCATGCCATGCAACTAGACATAATATTCTTATCTTTATTAGAAAAGAGTTCTGGATATTTATCAAATAGTTGTTGTTGTAATTCCTGATCCATTTGGACTATCCTTTATTTCAAGTTTGCCCGGACTATAGTGACAAAAATAACTAGCATGAATCTTACGCTTAGTTAGATTATCTACTTCATCAAGAGTTTCAGTATACACATTAATACGATAACGATTTTCCCAAATATTAATAATCTTAGTCATAAGATGATGCTTAGGCTTATTGACTTGCTTAAATAAAAGGCTTTCGATTTCTAATTCCATTTAAACAGTCTCCATATTTGTGTTAGAAGTATCAATACTCAAAGAAATTTTATTATCCGGCATTTGAATAAAATCAGTAGGATAATATTCTAGAGTTTCAAAATCAAATACTTGCACATTTTCTTGCCAAGGAAAACTGCCGGGATTATTAATATCGTTTGCTCTTTCATAAAGAAAGTTATACAGTTGTAACCAAGTCATGTTATTCATCGACATCTCCTATTGGCACGATTAAGTTTACGAATAGTTTGTGTGGCATTTGCTGGAACCATAACAAGAGATGGAGCAGTTTTATGTGACCAGTCTAAAAAGCCCACAGCCTTTTGTTCTACACTACATTCTTTACAAACAAGTTTACGTCCAGTCTCTACCAGAAATTCGTAGCGATCAAATTCAATATCATTTTTGCAGTAAGTGCAGTTCATGGTTTTCTCCTTTAAGTGGATTATACCATAACCATCGGCATTGTCAACTGGTTGCCTTCAATCAAATTTCCAAAGTTGTCAATAAAATTTCCATCGTCGGTACTATAATAAATTGTATTTAACCCAACAGCACTTAAAAGTTTATTACAATTCTTACAAGGTTTACTTCCTAAAATAAGTCCCTTTCTATTAATACGCATAACAACAATAGACCAATTAGGGTCAATGGTATTATACTTATCCATAAGTTTAGAAATAAGACGAGATTCACTATGGTAATATGGATATTCCTTATATTTTTCCAGATTAAAATCTTCGCCAATCCTATAAGCACCAGTATGAGTCTTGATCGGGTTGTTTTGGGTGAAACAAATTAGTTTAGTCCCATCAAATGCGGCAGCATAATGATAGCATCTAATTAGTCTTGTCGGATTCCAATTGTTGTATGCTTTGCGAATTGTTTTGTTGATTATTTTCATCTTTTTTCAATTTTTTAATATAGACATCATCAGTCATCTCATCTATATATTTAGTATCTAATGATGGTAATGGAATAAGATTAACTTTTTTAGGTTGTGGTGAATCAGTTAGTTTTATTTTTGTTGGCTCTTTCATAAATAACCTCTTATTTTGATGCTAACATATATAGACCAATATTGGCGGAAGCATATCCAAGATATGTGATTAGCATACCAATGTTGCCTTTCATACCCTGCTCAACTGCCACATAAACATAAATAACGCCAGTTAATGCTATAAGCCAAGCACTCATGTTAAAACTCCTTTGGTAATTTCTATATGGTTTTGTATAGCCAAGTCTTTTGCTTTCAGTTCCATATCAACGTCAAATTCTAGTCCGTAAGTATCAAAAGCATTTTCTGAATAATCAGCATGAGCCCTTGGATTATTTCCAACTCTACTCTCACTATAATGAAATAATGGACGAGTTTGCCAAGTGTCAAAACACATATTAATAGCCTCGCACTCTGTCAAATTATTAGGATGACACTTATGATGTAGATAGTCGAAAGTAATTGGAATACGAGTAATTGGGTGAAAAATATCGACCAATTCTTTCACGCTCCAACAATTAAGTTTGTCATCATTTTCAATAGTGAGTCGTGTCTGACAATTTTCATCCAGACGCTTAAAGTTCTCATAAAAACGATGACTAATTTCTTCTCTAGTTCCGTTATTGTTATGAACATGAAGATTCATGGGAGAATTAGTGTCTGCTGGAAGTCCAATTCTATCAAAAAAACTACTATAGAAATTCAATTCTGTAATAGTCTTTTCAACAACTCTAGGAGTTAAACTAGACAAACTGTTAAACTCACTAGGATGACAACTAACGCGAACATTCTTGTTAAGAATAGTTAATGCAATATTATCGAACTCATCTTGAATTTCATCATGGTTTGGCAAATCTTCCAAACTTACATTAGCCTCATCATAAGTGATAAGCGGGAAAATATCACTACTAACACGATAAACATAGTTATTTTGTCCGCAAAACTCAATAGTTTTACGAGTAGTAACAAGATTATTAAGAATCCTATCTCCAAGGATTGTTATGGCTTCTTCTCGCGGGAGAGAATTAAAGCGTTTAAAAGTCATAGTCTGATGACCAAAACCTTGATTTTTAAGTTTGAGCGAAATACAACACAGTCCGTAACGCATAATTTCCTCGTTTCTGACCAGTATACCATACTATCGTCACAGGTCAAGACAAACATAAGCCTTTCTCTCTGGAATCCTTTGATTCTTTTACTGGATGATGTATCAAATCGTCGGCTATTTCCTCTATGGTAATAATAGGATTATAATTTAAATTACCTATATATTTTTTAAGTATTTCATGTTCAATATAATTAATATAGGTTAAATTATATTCCAAACATAAAGATGCTATTAATATTTCATGAAAGTTAAATTTACCATTATTTTTTTTATACTGTATAATTTTTTCCACTAAAACTTTTGAAAGCCTACATAATGGATTAAAAGATTGACTAGGATATTTTAGATTTTTTACATAATTTTCAAACCAATGTTTCCAAATTGGATAATGTGATTTCGGTCGTACACATTTAGTAATTAAGTCTTCTTTATACTCAGAAGTCTCATTGATAAAATCAATTATAGATTTATAATCTTTACTATAAACATCATCTTCAATAAAAAAGAAATAATCGTATATATCATGTAATTCATTATCATATATAGTATAAAATGCTTTATCCCAAGCACTAGGTTTTTTGATATATTCTGATCTTGTAAGATTATAAAATCCAATATTTAACAAAAAATCATCTTGATCCAAGGTGCATAAATCACAAATTATTCTAAATTCTATTTTTTGTTGTATTAAAATATTTTCAAAATTAATAATATTTTGATTTTTTTCTTTACAAAGTAATAATATTAGAGATTTATTCATTTAGTAACTTTTTATATGGATGATATAATTTATCATCATGAATAATTTGTATGTCAGATAGTTCTGGTATAATCCTATTAATATCAATATATTTTTTAAGATCCTGATTATCTTCATAATCCATAAAAGAATAATTATTCTCTATACATAAAGATATAAATAAAATTTCATGAAAATTAAATTTTTGATATATTTTTTGATAGGATATTATTTTTTTTATTAGTCTAGAAGAAACTCTACAAATAGTATTGAATGATTTATATGGATTATCAAAATTATTCCAATTATTGGTATCCTTCCACCAAATCCAATCTTCTTCTTGATATTTTGGTCTTATTTTTTTAGCTATAAAATCATAGTTATGTTTATTCCAAATAGATATAAGATTTACAAAAGTATTATTCTGTTTTGAAAAAACATCATCCTCTATAAAAAAGAAATAATCATATATATGATATAATTTATGAGAGGATATGTTGTATATGCTGTATTCCCATGAACTTGGTCTATCTTCACAAACTTTCGTTAGACCACAATAAGTTGCTTCATCGGGTATATTATATCTATTTTTATCATCTACTATAATAGATGAATCATATCCGTATTGTTGTAAAAAAAGAGATAAATTATTAGTATATGAGTTCTCAGATTTACATAAAAAAGAAACTAACGTATTATTCATTTATTTCTTCTGTGCTATAAATTTTAACTAAAGAATATTCTATACTAGGAAAATGAATTTTAAAATGATTTAATGCTTCATCAGAAGATGAGGCATCATGGATTTCATTTATTAAGAGATTTTGTTTTGAAGGATCATTGTTCTTATAAACTTGTGCAGTAATATTAAAGTGTTTCATTGCATTGTCCAATCTTATTAAGAAATGATTTGATGTCTATTAATTTACGATATTGTATTTCATACCTACTTTGATCATATGTAAAATTATTATTGGTCGTTCCAGCCTTTACCAAAGTCGAAAGATCGAAAAAGTCTTTTTTTGAAATAGCCCCACATATCCATGCGATGCTAAAATCATTTTTTATTCTACTGAAAACATAATAATCTACATCTCTTGCTTTTTGTTCTTCATAAAGTGTTCCAACATAATTATCTAATGGTTTAGTATTACATCCTTGTGCTTTTGAATCAATTGTTATTGAATCAATTATGAAATCTACATTATCATTATCGCTATAATTTAGTTGAGGAAAATACGATCTAATACTTGCTTCTGCTAGATAACCTGTCATTCTTTGACGGTCTTTATTTAATCTATGAGTGCCAGTATTTCCATACTTTTTTTTATAAGACAGATTACGTTGTTCTGCTTCTTGATAAATTTCTGGAGTTATATTAATTGTTAAGACGCCCATCCCAATGCCTCTCCAATAGTAGGAAATTGTGTGAATTCTTGAAAATTGGTGTATCCATAAATAAGGAGTTAAAAATGTCTAAAAAAGTATGTCGTTTATGTAAAAAGAAAAAGCTATTTACCTCTTTTTATAAGAAAAAAGGTGGGGCATTTGGGCTGGATGCAAGATGTAAAAGTTGTGTTGCTCTATATCATAGGCAGCATTTTCAAAAAAACAAGTCGGAGATTTTATCAAAAAGAAAAGACTATATGATAGAATATAGGGACTCAAACAAAGATAAAATTTCGAAATATAATCAAAAATATTATGAAAAAAATAAAAAGCAAATCTTAACATATAAAAGTTCTAAAGTTTATCGAAAACACTCAAGAGAATACGAAAAGAACAAAAGACAAAATGATATATTGTATAGGATAACAGGCAGTCTCAGAAGCAGACTAAACCAAGCGATAAAAAACAATAAAAAACATGGAACTACAAAGGAGTTGATTGGATGCAGCATTGAATTTTTGAAAGAATATTTATCTAAATTATTTCAACAAGGTATGAATTGGGAAAACTATGGTAAAAATGGTTGGCATATAGATCATATAATTCCTTGTGCTAGTTTTGATTTAACCGATCCAAAACAACAAAAGAATTGTTTTCATTATACTAATTTACAACCATTGTGGGCTGCTGATAATATCCGAAAATCTAATAAAATCTTATAAATCAAATGCTTCTATTGTATATTCAAATGGATTGCCTTCAATATTCTTTACTAAATCTAACATAGTTTGTGCAATTTCCTTAATTTCTAGTTGGGCATTAGACTTATTTCGCAAAGACTGAAAATGATAAAAACTACGCCAATTAAACATAACATCGGCAGTAATTTGGGTATTATAGGATCTAAAAAATCTAGCAGATTCTTTTGCTCTTTTTCTATCTATTCCATAAACCTCAGTTAAACTTTGAACACACTCATGATATAGTCTTAGCCCGCTTTCTGTATAATGTTCTAGTTGTTGTTTCCAAATTTCGGGCCAGTCTTGTGGAATAAGATATTGATCTTCTTTAATTTCTTTATATCTAGCACTTTCTCCGTTGACACTTACTCCAATACGATGTTTAATAATATGTATATGGGAAGCAATATCTGTAGTAACCAAAAAATGTAAATTAGATTTTTCAAATGGAGTATGATGACCCTCTGTTGCTAACATTTTCAAAAGTTTAGGCATTCTAGCAATTTTATCTTCTGATAAGTCTCTTGATGTACTAGTCCAAGCAGAACAAGCATGAATCTGATCGCTGCCATAATAACCTAATAGTTCAACCATATTTTTCATTATATCTGATCCTCTGTGTATAAGATTTCAAATTCTTCTAGTGGACAAAGTTCTTCATCCCAAAACCCGTTTTTTAATCCTCTTGCCAAGATATGTCCTGCTGGTTTCCAATGAGTATTAAAATCATCTAATAAAAGTCTTTTATTGCTTTTGCCCCAATCACAAATAGTAGCATCAAAAACTTCTGTTCCAGAATCAAACCACTCACCAGATTTAGATATTAATTTAAGATACATCGTTTGTTTTCCATACCTTTACTATTTTTTTCCATACTGGCTTAAAAAAATAAGCAGTAATTACACTAGATATTCCTCCAATAACACCATTTATAACAGGAGTTGTGACAACAACTGGTACTAGGCATTGGTTTTCAACCTCATTATTCTGCTGTTGAGAATTTTGCATCTTCTTGCTTTTCTGCATATGTTATTTGATGGTCTACAAATTTATTATCTGTAATATGATTAAATATCGCAGTAGCAACTTTACT